GTCCTTGCTGCATATGTTGATCAAAGTATCAGTACAAACACTTTTTATTCGCCTAAACACTTTTTAGATCGAAAGATACCGTCTACGTTAATTGCTAAGAATTTAATGAACGCACATATTTGGGGTCTTAAAAGTTTATACTATTCGCTTATAGACAAGCAGGGTAGCAAGCAAGTAGACGACCCTGCTGAAATACCACTAGCGGCTCTTGACTATGATATTGATGACGATTGCGAATCATGTAAGTTATAAACTATAACTAGATATCCACGATATAGGCTACAGAATTATGCTACAATATTATAAGGACGAGGTTAAATTTTCAAATGAGTAAAGAACAGTATAATCTTTCAACTAAAACCGACTATCTAAATCGCAAAATGTTTTTAGATCCAGCTGGTCCAGTTACAGTGCAGAGATTTGAAGAGTTCAAATACCCAAAAATTGCAAAATATGAGCAGGAACAACGTGGATTTTTTTGGGTCCCTGAAGAGATTAATTTAAGCAGAGATGCTAACGATTTTAAAGAAGCTAGTAATGCGGTCAAGCACATCTTTACCAGTAATCTTTTACGGCAAACTGCGTTAGATTCATTGCAAGGCCGAGGTCCTGTACAGGTGTTTAGTCCTGTGGTGTCATTACCAGAACTGGAAGCATTAGTGATGATCTGGAGCATGTTTGAAACAAATCTGCACAGTAAAAGCTACAGTCACATTATTCGAAACATTTACAATGTGCCAAAGACTGTATTCAATAGTATTCATGATACTCAAGAAATAATTGATATGGCAGCTAGTATTGGTAGATATTACGATGCGTTGCACAATATCAATTGTCAAAAAGAACTTGGAACAGCAATTGATGAAAGAGAACATATTAAAGCAATTTGGTTAGCATTAAATGCTAGCTATGCATTAGAAGCGTTTCGATTTATGGTAAGTTTTGCAACAAGCCTTGCAATGGTAGAAAATAAAATCTTTATAGGTAACGGTAATATAATTGGGCTGATTCTACAGGATGAATTGCTGCACAAGGAATGGACGGCTTATATTATCAATCAGGTGGTTAAGGAAGATCCTCGATTCGCTGCTGCCAAATTAGAATGTGAACAAGAAGTTTATCAATTATATCTTGATGTTATCCAAGAAGAAAAAGCGTGGGCAGATTATTTATTCAGCAAAGGCCCAGTGATTGGACTTAACGCAACCATCCTTAAGGATTTCGTAGATTATACAGCGTCTTCTGCTCTACGGGAAATTGGAATAAGATATCAATCAAATGTGCCTAGAAGTACTCCGATACCTTGGTTTACAAAACACAGTAATCCTAGCAAAAAACAATCTGCATTACAGGAAACTGAATCAACCAATTACGTAATTGGTATCCTTAGTACTGAACTCAATTACAATGAGCTCCCTAATTTATGAAAATAGCAGTTATAACTCCGTACCGCAATGAAGACGCAGGTATATTAACACGGTGTCACAAATCTGTACTAAATCAAACATATACCAATTTTGTACATGTTATGGTGGCTGATGGCAATCCTCATCCAATGATCAATAAATGGTTAGACAATGAACATATAATTTTGCCACAAGCACACGACGATGCCGGAGCAACCCCTCGAGCCATTGCAGCTATATCTGCATTTAGCAGAGGCTACGATGCAGTATCGTTCTTAGATGCCGATAACACTTATCAGTTAAATCATTTAGAAACTATGGTGTCAACTATAGGACAAAATGATGTTGTATCTGCAACAAGAAATATTTGTAGCACACAGGGTAACTTTCTATATACAGATGTTATAGAAAGCGATGGCAACTTATTTTGTGATACAAATTGTTTATTTCTAAAAAAATCTACCATACATTTAATGACACACTGGGTGACCAACCCTAGTTTTAAGTTGTGGAGTGATAGACAATTCTGGAGTAGTATTATAAACAGTAATTGTAAACGAGTACATTGTTCTGAGCCAACTGTAAACTATCATTCCCGATGGGCATGGCATTACCAGCAGGCTGGTCTTGTACCGCCGGCGGATAGTGTATGGATTGATTCGTTGGCAAACGGTACTCTGGTACATAAAAAACATTTAGACGTAATCTAGGAATATACCATGCAAGCAGAAGTATACACAAAAAACAATTGTCAGTATTGTACAAAAGCTAAGATATTACTCAAAGATAACGGCATATCTTATAAAGAATTTATAGTAAGTCCCGGTTTTAACGAAGGTACACCGTTACCTCATCAGACATATGTAACAAAATCCCAGTTGATCGAACGGCTTCCAACTGCCAAAACAGTTCCGCAAATCTGGATAGACAACCAATATATTGGTGGGTATATCGAGCTTGTAAAGTATTTTGATAATATTTAACCACTAAATATCTGGGAGGAAACATTATATGCCTTTAAACCCACCCAGCTATAGCGGACAAGATGTTTGGTACAGTCCGAGCGTTTACATTAATCAAGTGCAGGCTGCGCTATGGCAGCCTGCAGTGCCACAATTAAGTCCAATAACATCTATTCCAAATATACCAGATCCTCCTTATGTATTAACAGCGCAACAACAATCAGTAATTTCTGCGACGGCAGGACCACAGACGACAGTACGACCCGACGGTACGGTAGTAACCACAAGTGTAGGTCAAGTACCAGACCCGTCCGCGGCGCCTGGCCAGGTTACTGGTCCACAAACAGAGTCTACATCCTGGGTATCTGATCCTGCTACGGTAGGACAAGGCGGACTTACGGTACTACTATCAAATCTCAAACGGGCGGCATCTGAAGGTATGTTTCACAATGCCTGGCCGAGCAACCCAACTGCACCAAATATCAAAGCCATGCTAGACTCAACAGGTCAGTCTGCATCAGTAGTAAGAAACAGCGATGGACATACTGCCTGGTGCGCTACGTTTCAGGCATACATGTTGAAATTAGCGAATCTAGATTATAAAAATGGAGATAAAGTGAATCCTGTTGGCAATGCTTATATACATTACAAACAAGCTATCGATCCAGGTGATAAACTTGCATGGAGACAAGGTGATATTATGGTTGTACCACAATTTAAGGGTGCCTCTCTATCTAAGTCTCATGCGACTTTTCTATGGGGCCTAGCTCCGGATAATAGAATGATTCTGCTGGGTGGCAATCAAGGAGACATAGTATGTGCAACATATTGGAGTGAAGAAAAGGTATTTGCAGTACGTAGAGGGTGGGCTGTCCCATCAAACCTTGACAATACAGGTATATTGAAACAGCACGGAATTAAGAGTAATAACTTCAATATACCAAAATAGCAAACGTTTGTTTATGATCTTATTAATATTGCAACCATACTGAACATGCACTAAACTACTCTCAGTAGGAGAATACAAATGTTGATTGAAAAAACGTTTAACGTAACTGATGTTGTAGCAATAAAATTAAGCAATGGCGACGAAATAATTGCCAAGGTGGCTGAAATAAACGAAAGTAAAATTATTGTGACAAAACCGCTGCTAATGGTTTTAAGCCAGGATCCGCGCACAGGACAACCGGGTGTACAAATGGCACCGTTTTGGATGATGGGCGCTGATCCAGTTGCCAATTATCCAATTAACCGATCGCATATTATAGTTGTGGTTAAAGCAAACCAGGATGCGGCGAAAAGTTACGTATCTCAAACCACAGGCCTTGTCATGCCAGGTACAGGAAGTGGTTTAATTACATAATGCATCTGCCGTTTTGGTATGGAACAACTAGAAACTTTTGTAAAGTTTCTAGTTATGGAAGTCAATCATTTACAATTACTGGCGATCCTGTGGATTATATAGATGTTGATTTGGCATATAAGTATGCTCAAATATACCTTAGCTAATTGTAATATCTTTTTATGAATGTCAAAAAAAATTATGTTAAATCTTAGAATACACGATTAAAACATAATTCAGCTTGACTATTGCTATAATATATACGCTTAATAATATTGCGAAGGAGATAGTTCCTTCCTATCATGGAGTTTAAAATGAATAAGATTGTATCAGTTATTACTGGATTTACGTTTCTAATCGCTACTGCAACTGTACCAGTAGTAGCAATGGCAGAAACCTCTGTGGCAGGTGCACCTGCTGCCAAGGCCGCTGCACCTGCTGCACCTGCTGCCAAGGCTGCTGCACCTGCTGCCAAGGCCGCTGCACCTGCTGCCAAGGCCGCTGCACCTGCTGCCAAGGCCGCTGCACCTGTAAAAAC